AGATTTCTCGCCCCTGCATATTGCTCTTGAGAGGCTGGTAGTATTTTTGATAATGCCATTACAGCCTCCTATGCGTACATAATTCTAATAGTGCCAGCATCAAAAGTTCCAGCAGTAGGAAAAAATCGTATTCTGTCTAACTCGCCAGACAATTCCTTGTACCCCATTATAGATGTAAAATAGGTATCACTAGTAGATACAAAAATTCTAGATTCCATTATCCATCTGTTACTTCCAGCGTGAAATAATTCACCCTTAAAATATATAGAATTACTAGGGTTAGTCCACCCATAGGCTCTCCAAGAATCGGCACTTGTAGAACTCCCACCAGTAACAAATGAATTTGTTCCATAATGACCATTTCTAGCATAGCCAGTGGTTTCAAATCCCCCGCTATCGCCTATTCGAATGTCAATAGTTGCTGTTGCAGAAAAAGAAAGCCCCCAGCAAGTGAATTTAACTACCTCTACGCCACTTGGTATTCCTGTAAAATCAACCGTGCTACTGCCAGTTGCAGTTTGTTCGCTAACGGCAGTTAATGCACCACCGATATTTGTTAAAGCAGAACCATTTAAAGCTGGAAGCGTTCCAGATGAAGCTAACTTGCTCATAGTAACTGCATTGTTAGCCAGCTTATCTGTGCTAATAGAACCATCAGGCGGCACTACAGTTTGCAATGCCAGAGAGTTATATACCACATAGATATCATCAGAAGCAACTACATCGCCAGTTAGCGTTACGGCTGTATCATTTACAGTGTACGCAGTCGTTGGCTCTTGTTTTACATTGTTGATATAGAGGTCAATATCTTCTTCTTTGCTAACAGCGTGAGTTAGCGTAAGAGTATCGCCAGTTGCCCCTGTTAAGTCTTGCTTGGTAGGACGCTGGACAAAGCCTTCTGCTTGTTGATTGCCTACATAACCCATCGGTTAAATCCCTTACGTTACTGGTGTACTGATTGCATCAACTACAGAAACCCAAACATCAGCAGAAGAAGCTGTGTCTGACTTTACATAAAGCCTGTCACCAGACTTAACGACAACTTTTGCACCGCCATCTAAAATTTGCAGCGCACCGCCAGCAGCAATAGGTGCATCTTTAACTAGATGAATGTCGTTAGTGCCATCGTTGATATAACATTCAATCGTGATGGCGTTAGCTGTTACGTTGGCAATGTGAATACCTACAATCGTATCTACACTATCAAAGTTAGCCCCATCAGGTATGTCAGCAGCTACCGTACCTACTGCGTTTAATGTGTATCTATGGAAATTCTGTGCCATTATTTACTCCTATAAGGCGATTGCCATTGCAATGCTAAATCCATTACTAGCAAAGCCTGTTGTGTCCTGAACAGCATCATTCCAATTAGCACCGTCATAAACACGAATTACATTGTTAGCTGTATTAAAATATAAATCACCAGCTTCTAAAGCCTGACTATCTGAAGGGTCAGCATCGTATGGGTCTTGCGTTGGGTCAGAAGAGTGCGCTCCAAGATATGTATTTTGAAAATCTTGTTGAACATACGATTGTGCTTTTTCTGCCCAATAACGTGCCGAGAAGTTAGAACCATCAACCGCAGTGGTAGACGCATAAGAACCACCGCCACCCAACGCCCACTGTTTAGCAGAGCCGCTAGTGTTTGCGGGTAGTGAACCAATGGCATATTCTTTAGCAGAGTATTCAGTACCATCTACTGTATCTGTAGTTTCTACCGCCCAGTCTTTTGCAGGGCCAGCACCAGAAGTATCCGTTACGCCAGTACCGCCAATAGACCAAGCCTTTGCAGAATAGTCTGTGCTATCCACAATGCCGTTTGTTTTAACAGCCCAGTCTTGGGCATTGCTCTCTGATGTTGCCGCATTAGTTTCGCTATCACCAGCATTAGTCTCAGATATTCCAGCATTTGTTTCGCTTGTAGCCGCATTAGCGGCTGATGTAGCCGCACTCACAGCGTCAACAATTAACTCAAAATGAGTAGTGTCTGTTAGCAAATCACCAATAGCTGAATCAGCAATACAAATGTAAATGTTGTTTAACTGTGCAGCAGTTGTTGATTTAATAATATCATGCTTAACATAAGCCGCAGTAGTCGTTGTTGCATCTGCTCCTTTGTAATCACCAATAGTAGTAGATACCGTAACAGCACCGTTAGCATCAAATGACAGAAACTTGTTAGCTCTAGTTGCTGATGAAGGTAGTGTAATAGAAGCAGCACTATCAGAGTCGGCTAGCTTCATTGTACGGCTAACTTTAGTTTCAATCTCTTGCTCAATAGCAATAATCTTGTCTAACTCTGTATTTAGTGATGAGATATTAAACGGACCTGATGTTGGAAAGTCAGTCGTTCTAGCTACAGGAATATCTCTGAGTATAGTAAAGGTATCAGTTCCAGCACTATAACTGTCACCAAGAGTGACATATCCACCAGAAAATCCATCATCTACAGCAGTTCCTGTAACAGAAAATGTACCAGTACCAGTTCCTCTTGATAACGTAGTGTCTACACCAGCCGCAGTCGTCACAATAACGTTGATGTCATCGAGGTCAAAGAATGGGAAATCAATCGTTAACTGCGTTGTGCTGGCAGTTACCGCTTGGGTGTACTGGACTCTAGCGTCATTATCTGCAATTTCTATAGTAGCCATACTTTATCTATTCCCTATTGCTAGTTTGCTGTCTATTCACATTACCACCAAAAGCCCCATCATATATCGGGTCTAAGTAAAACAAATTGCCACTTGGGAACACAAATCTCATATCTCTCATCGTGTCATCAGTAATGTTGTTGTTCAAAACATCGCCTATAACGCTGCTTGCATTAAGCATTGTGCTACCAGCAGGGCCAAAAACAGACCCAACTTTAGCACCAGCATGAACTGGATATTGCTGTTGCTCTGTTAACAATGGGCGCATTCCTATTTTATAGTCGCTAACCTTTTCAATTGCGTTGTTTACATCCATAAACCAACCCAAAACACCGCTTCTATCTATTGCATTCATAAGCTTTTGGTCAGCAGTTTCGTCACTTGTTATACCATATTGGCTTCTTTTTATTTCATTAACCATAGCAGCCAATCCAACAATCAAAAATGCACCTTGCCAAAATGCACCATCTTTTTCTTGCAAACCAGCAGTGAGCATACGAACCATAGCTCCCTGACCGTATGATTTAAACTGGGTCATAAGAGAACCAATTTCAGTAGATGTCCATAAAGCCCTGTCCCCAGCACCGGGAGTTATAATGGTACGTTCTACATTCTGATTTAAAGCATTTCTAAACTTTAGACGTTGAGCCATAGCTTCGTCAGACCAGCCATCGGTATTAGGAATCCATTCGTTCCCTTCTTTTTGACCGTTCTTACGAATCTCTTTTCTCATAATCCTATAGTCATTTTCACCTATACCATTCTTAAGAAGCTTTTCTTTTTCTGATTGAGAAAGAGACTTCCAGCCACCCTTTTTCATAATGCTTTCTGTCATTCTTAAGACGGTGACGTTACCAGCTATTTCTTTGATTGCCTGATTCCATATGTTCAAACCGTTCATCATAAAGAACATGCCAGTTGCGTCATTCAAACTACGCTCCACAGCAAAACGATTACCAAACAAATCACCAATATCTGACATAGCATGCGCTCTTAAGCCAAGAACAGCATCTACAGCAATAGCCGCTTTGTCTAATTCGCCCTTGTTCATTTGCTTGATAGTATATGCTTGCTGGTCAAACATAGACTTGAAGCCCTTATGATAGGTATTAGAAAAACCTTCAACCATAACAATCCTTGCTATGTCAGGAACAGAGCTAACCATAGCACTGCCCATTCCTACTAAAACATTGAAAGACTTCATTGTTCTAACAAAACGACTTGAGAATGCGTGTGGGTCTTTAGAAGCTCCATAAGTTCCACGCAGTCTGTCTCTTAGACCACGAATGTCCCTTATGTCTGCTTCTTTGGCCTTTGCTAATTCAGACCTTTTAGCGAAGTCTGATGTTTCTGATATTAGTCTGTCATACTCTCTAGCAATTTCATCTATCTGGTCAGACATATCAAAGCTTCCGTATCTTCTCGCAAGCTCAATATCCATTCCCATAGTCTTTACATGGTGCTTAATTAAGGTTTCTATATCTCTTTCAAGAAACTCTTCTATAAGTTCATCGGGTATCTCAAAGCTTCTTCTTTGCGCTCCAGATGCGTTTTTAATAAAGTCGAGAGAGTCATACCCACCTTCTAAATCAACAAATGGCTTTCTTCTTGTAAC